TTCTTCAATCCACCCACCTTGTAAGCCCACCCATTATGATAACTATCACACTCTTTCTCTATGAAGTTAGTATAATGAGGGAACAATCTTGGTGCAATTAAGTTTAACACTGTGAAGTATTCACCAGCATTATTCTTGATTGGAGTTCCTGAGAGAGGAATGATGTGCTCGATGTTTTTGCAGAGCTTTTGAATTGCTTTGGCTCGCTCTGATAGGTGATTCTTGATGCGCTGGCATTCATCGATGACTACCAGCTTAATCTGGTCTTTCACCATATCAAATATTTCAGGCTTCTTTATCAAATCATAAGTTGTGATGTAAACATCAAATCCCGGTGCCGCAAGCAGCTTACCGGAATTAATGACTTGACAAAGATAACCCTGAACTCCACATTTTTCACGGAATTCATGATGCCACTGCTCTGTAACAGAGGTTGGGCAAACAATAATTGCAGGCAATAATTCGTCCCTGTGTAACTTAATCAATGCCTGCGTCTGTACTGTCTTACCTAATCCCTGCTCATCAGCTAGCAACGCTCTGCCATTAGCTCTCTCAAAAAACTCAACACCTTCAACCTGATACGGTCTGAGAACAGTTCCATTGAGTATATGAGCCACACCGCTTGAAGTCATCACTGACTCTGTAACGACGTGTCCACACTCAAGAGTAATCAGTTTAGATGAACCAAACTGAATTCTACTCTTCTCGACTGCTACCTTACCGCACTGGTCGCATGTCTGTTTTATGATACTGCTTAAGGCCATGCGTTCTTCTCTTTTAAGTTACTATTTGATAGTAGGAGAGTTAGTGAACTTCGCTGTCATGCTCTCGTAAACGTCGAGAATGGCAGTCTCCAGAATGCCCAAATCCTCTTCCTTTTCAGGACGAAGGAAAAAGAAAGGCTTGGTTTTGCCATCCTCATCCTTGTTTACGATGGATGCAGGAAAAAGAACAAACAGTCCCTTTTCCTTATCATCGCAGATAGTGAATCCAACGAGGTGAAATCCCTTTAGGACTCCATCATTGAACTCAATAGCTGCCTTAGCCACTCTGTTACCCTTCTTCATGAGGAAGGGTTCTACTTTGATGTTCATGAATACTTTCTCCTCTACTTCGATGTCAATCCATCACAACGACATGGGTTTTGCTTACATTTGGAGCAAGCAAAACTTAAGCTGAGAGGATTGAATGGCTCAGCTTGCGGCTTCTCTTCTTGAACTTGAACTGCACTCACCTCCGTTGTTGGCTTGTTAAAGGTTACGGTCTTTAGTTTTGTGTCTGTAGCTCTAGTTTCGAGATTGCGAACCATCTCTTTAATGGTTGCCTCGTCGATACCAGCAGATTCAAGCTGCTTTTTCAGTTTGTCCATCTTAGACATCCTAGCAGCTCTTACCTTTACTACATTGATTGCGTCTGACACCTTAACGTCTGGGTTAGTGTCAGTGAGAATCCATTCCTTATTAGAGGATTTGGCTTTTCTCTCTCGTGTTTCGTCGTCTACTGCCTGTAAGCTAGCTCTACCCTGAAAAACTATCTTTTGTAGCTCCTCACGATGTTCTCGTAATTGGACATTATCCATGTCCTTTACGAGAACCTTCATGTGGTTGTAGAACTTAGCAAACAGTTCCTCTTGCTCAGTCATGTAATATGCACCTACTTCCTTTGCTATGGCATCTGCTTGCCAATGGTCTGGAACGTTTGCTGATATCTGTTTACAATTGCCGTAATGCCAATTGTTAACACATATCTCATGAGTTCCGGGGTTTCTCATTCCGCATGAGCAGAGCCACACGCTCGCTACGCTCGCGTGGAATACATTCTTAGACTTTCTTTCTTAGCCGAGGAAACATTTTATAGAAGATTCTAGCTTGAATGTCCTCAAATGTCTTTTTGGCTTCTTTTAGATCTTTCAGAGCCATTTCTACTTGAGGCTTACTCTCTACTGGAAAGACAAAAGCGGCAAACAGAAGATTAGCACCTTCTTTACTGCTTTTGTTTACGTCTCTCACGTAAAATCCATCAATGAGTTGATCGTCGTACTCGACTTCATTGACAATCTCAAACTTGAGAGTGTCAATTACTATTCCTTTTCTTATCATTTGCACCTCAATGAGAGAACTTAATAGAGTCTGTTACCCATCCTAGGATTTACTCAGCCATTAACTAATCTGTTGGCATGTTAGGGACATTGGATTGTCCTGCTAGCTCTGCTGCTAGCTGCCTTTTAAAGTTAGTGTGAAGCTGAAGTAAGTAACAGACTCTATTAAATTCTCCTCTCTATCTAGTTAGAATCTAGCCGATTAAAAGTGTCCACTTTTTTGGACACACAACGTCGGATGCGGTCGTAGGTCGTCGGAGGAACTCGGAGGAACTCGGAGGAACTCGTAAGACCACACTCCCTGTAAGTCGTTGCATGACCGACACTTGGCTCGCAGGGCCATTATACCACACTCTCTGCCGGATGTCAAGTGGGCACTTCCTCCCGGTGGGTTTTCTATAGTATCTTGTATTATATATATTTTTATATATATAATAAGAAACAAGCTACTAAAGACAACCGACCAAAGGGAAGGCCACCTACCCCATATGGCGGAGAGGGGTAAAACCGGGCATGAGGATTGCGTTTTGTGAATTTCCTAGGGTTTTTGGGGTTTTCGGTCGGACAAAACGTTACGACGTCTTACGAGTTCCTCCGAGTTTGTCCGACAGCCTCCGAGGACGTCCGACGTCATAGTTGAGTAACTGACACTCAACTTACATGAAAACTAGCTATTTACTTTCTCCTGATTTTGGTTGGGTAGTCACCAGAGCCGATGTAAATGACCATTACTCAACTCCTTCTTAAAACAAACGTTACTTTGGTGAAATCTGATAGGATAACTCTGCTGAGGGTGTCAGGTTAGACGAAGAGGCTTGAAACTTCGTTTTGAGCGAAGCTCAAGCCTCTTAATCTATGTCAACTAGCTTTTTGAATAGAAGCTAGAAACTATTTGGTTGCGCGAAGCGCAGGATTTACTTTGCAGCCTCAGCCTTCTGAGAGAACTGCTTAACAAATCCCGGCTTGATGAGTTCGACAGCCTCTTCAAGAGATACATTCGCACCCCTTGAATAGTTGCGAACAACCAAGCGGAACTGAGTCTGAACCTCAGGCTTCCACTGTGGGTCAACGAATTCAGCAAGCGGGTCACTTGCCGCAGTGTAATTGGCATCGTTGAGACCACCAATCAGGTAGCTTACCAAGGTAGGTTCATCCTGAACCTTAGTAATCTCCATGAATTCCTTGATGGTCTTGGGAAGCGTATCAGGCAATGACTCATCGAATGCTTCCCACGAAATAACCATGGGATTCTTTCCACGAGTCTGACCAACACGAACACGAGTTCCAACACCCGTTCGTTCCTTATTGGTCTTGTCTGCTTCCCCCTGAGCCTTCTCGAGCTCCAGTTCCTTTGCCGACTTCTGTTCCTCTGACATTTTTTGACACCTCACTCCAGTCAGGTTATCCGACTGGCAAGAACATTATAACATGACTCCGGTTAGAAGTCAAGCTATAACCCTCTTGTCAGTCGGATAATCTTTTCCGCGAGCGAAGCGAGCGAGAACGCTGACAGCCAAGCTATCGTTGTTTCCACTAGGATAATTCACGGTGAATCAGAGCTAGTTGCTGTTAACTACCATCATTCACGATGAGTGACCATATATCTAGCACCCCGCTAAATACACTCGAATAGCCCAGCTATCAGATTGCTACCACTTTCTTTTTATTGCGTGTCGTGTTAGACACTAGAGAAAGACTTACGTAGCAATTAAAGAAACTGTTTGATTATGAGTCTAACACGCTGCCTAGTTGACTTGTTACCTTTTACATGCTGGAAGATGCTCACTCAGCATGTAATCGATGCAGTTTAGAACTGCTTGCCGTTCTGATGCGGTGGCAGTACCACTAGAGACAATCTCTCCAGTCCAATTGTTTATCAATTGAACGTAGATATTATCCACATCCTCTTGATAATCAATCTCAACTGAAAAGCTGTATTTAGTTGACATTGACTTTGGTTCGGCAAAGCCTCGGAACGTTCACGAATGAAGCCTTAGCCAGCTTCACTCTCATGCGCTCACGATTAATACGACGAGTGTTGACCGTCGTCTTTCGTGCTGGTCGATTGTAGAGAGAACTAATAAACATAAACTAAACTCCTCTCACTATCGTTATGCTTACGATAGGCGAAGCCTAGGCAGCCTATTAGACTCATAATCGATTTACTAGAATATTGTAGCTCTTTGCATTATCCGTATTCTTCGCTGTCGATACCATCGTTTGACCGATGAATACGCGAAGCGTATGGTGCATGGTCTGAGCTATTAGAATCTAGCCCTAAAATCCTCTGCTACTTGCTAGGTAGCTTTGGAAGTTTGCAGACACGTCATGTCCATTCTATAATGGTGGACACACCCTGCAATAGTGCCCGGTTTGCTAAACCGACGCCATTTTGCGTTTGGGCTGATATATCCTCGTGAGAGGATTGCATACGCGGTGTATGCCATCAGCGCGACCGCCAGCGACGAACGAACAAAATACGAGAACTGTAGTAGCATGCCGAATGCCAATTTAACATGCTAGATAACACAATACGTTGTATCCTCAGAATCTATATCCACTCTATATGGTGTGTGATAAATTAGAACATAACAAATTTTAGCGGCGAAAGTATAATAATTGTCATAGCTAAACTGTTGATAGATAAAGACTTGCCGCTTTTTGTCACTTTCGCCTGTATTTCCTAATGAATTGCGGCGGCATAGAATATGCTTACAGCCGCTTTGTGATGCAGAGTCAGATACTCCTAACCCAGTATCTAGCATACAGGAGTATATTCAAACGATACTGGAGTATCAGCGGCTAAGTGCTTTAGTTTCAACGACTTACAGCTATACTCGATGGGGAGTATACCAATCTATAGGTAGTTACATTATTGTAAGTTAGGTGCGGTGATTGACCACTCGTGTCGCTTAACATATAAAAATCAAAAGAGTCTCATAAGTAGAATACAAGCAATATACAAGTAACATAAGAACGGTCCCATCTGAGCCATAAACTTTGAACATTTCAAACTTTGAAATCTTCATCACTTCTGAGAGGAAATAGGCCGTTTTTCTTCAATGTCAGCCCTTGACAGCGGCATCGGTTTGTGAGATGATGCTCGCACCCCCAAGGTGTATTATTTCAAGTTAATAGATAAGGAGAAGTGTAAATGCTTCTGAATGATGACGAAATTCAAGAGAGAATTGAGTCTCCTATTAATCTTCTTAATAGGCTTAAGACTACTCTTGATAAGGCTACCAAGAACATTCCTTCAATGCCTCCTAAGGCAGAGGATGTTATTTCTGACCTTGAGGATAAGATTAGTAATGTAACTATTAAATCTAAAGCTAAAGAAATTATGAACTCATGTATGGATGAGTTAAAGAATAGAGTTTCTGAGGTTCAAAAGCCCGAGAAACTAGCTCAGATTGCTAGAGAGATGGCTCAGGTTGTTAGCTCACAGGAAGCTAAGAGTCTTGGAGAGTCTCAGGGAAGTCAGATTGTTATTTATGCTCCACAAGTGTTATCTCTTGATAACTATAATATTGTTGAAGTGAGAGAATAGGAGAGAATGTGGATTTATCACTTGAGAAAATTACTAAAGTCCGATTTGGATTGTTATATTTTGATTCTTATAAAGCTGCAAAAGAATGGGTCACAGCCAATTATAATGATATTATGAGAAATGGAGGAAAATATAAAGATTCAGATATGCAAATTAAATTTTCAAATGGCAACGTACTTATATTAGGATATGGAGACATTAATAAATATCTAGGATGTTGCTTTTCTTTTGTTCATGGATGTCCTGAACTTCAACATAGAGTAAGAGAATAGTGCCACAAGACTCTAAGCAAGCCTCTGAGAAGAAATCTGCTCAACCATCTCCAGGCTTAATTGAGCGTATTTTTGGTTCTGGTAGGTTTACTCCTGAAATGGAAGAGGGCATTAGGATAGCTAAGAAAGAGATGCCTAATATGGCTCCTGTGCAGCCTTACGGATTCTTCTCTAGATTAGCACAACCAAATGCTCTCGCTTATGTAGCAGGTGGTGGAAATATTTATCTTAATCCAGATACTAATGCAGGACAAACTCCACAAGAAATTGCTGATACACTCACACATGAACAGCAACATGTGAAGCAGCTTTCAGCTCATAGTCCTTCAATGAATGTTCTTCTTTCAATGCTTTCAAGAAACTCTGAGCCCTATGGTAGAAGGCCAGTAGAAATGGAAGCATATCAAGCAGAGAAAGAACGGAGAGCTAGAATGGGTAGGACACAAGCTCCTATTCCTTCTTTCTCTACTCCAGGTGAATTCTACGTTCCTAAAGACACTAACCTTCCAAACTTAAATAAGAGGTGACATATGGTAGACAATCCGTTTGAGTCTCGTACTGGTTCTGGATGGGTAACTAGTCCTAATCCTCCAGAAACTCTTGAAAAGGTAGATACTAAATCTGAAACTCCGGCAGAACTACCAGAGCCGGAAGAGCCTGTTGTAGTAGAAAAGGTACTTACTAAAGAAGAGATTAAACAGGCTGCTTACGAAAAGGCAGTTCTTATTCTTAAAGAGAATGGTGGACTAGAGTCCAATGTTCCTATTAACAGTGAATATTGGAGTTTGATGAATACATTTCGTAGTCTTTAATGGCATTCACAGCTAAAGAGTGGAAACCAACTTACAAACAGGAAGCGTTTCTAGCTTTACCTTGGAAACCACCGTTCTTTATCAAGGAAGCAATGTATGGCGGTGGAGCTGGTTGTGCTAAGACAGACGTACTATTAGTATACGGTATCTGTCACGGATGGCATAGACATCCTGGCTTTAAGCAGGTATTTTTAAGACGTACATTTCCAGAACTTAGAAACGAGGTTATTCCAAGAAGTAGACAAGTATATCCTAAGTTTGGTGCTACATTAAATAAAGGTGATATGGCCTGGACATTTCCTAGGCCAGACCAATATGGATCGGGTTATTCAAATGCTGGTGCAATGATATTTCTTGCCCAGTGTGAAAATGAAGATGATGTACACAAGTTTGATTCAATGGAAATTAACTTATTTACACCAGATGAGCTTACTTCTGAAACTGAATTTATTTACCTTTACATCGGATTTACTCGTGTAAGAACGTCTGATCCTGATTTACCAGCTATTATTCGTGGAGCAGGTATGCCTGGTGGAATTGGGCATACTTGGGTAAGAAAAAGATTTCCTGATCCTGCTCCTTATGGTAATGTTATTAGAGGTAGAGGTGGCAATCTTAGAATTTACATTCATGCCACTCTTGCAGATAATCCACATATTGATCCCGCATATAAACAGTCTCTCGAAGCATTACCAGAGGCTGAGAAAAGAGCTAAGTTATATGGAGATTGGAACGCTTTCTCTGGTCAGGTATTTGATGAGTTAAGAGAGCGGCGATATCCTGATGAACCTGAGAATGCGTTACATGTAATTGATGAATTCCAAATCCCTGAGTGGTGGCCTAAAATTGTAGTAGGCGACTGGGGATTTAAAGCAATGACATGGATTGGATTTGGAGCTATTAGTCCTAATAGAAGATTATATATTTATAGAGAACTTCATTGGACACAAACTAAAATTGAAGAGTGGGCACCATATGTTAAAGAGTTTGTTGATTTAGAAAATCCTAGACTTATTAGGTTTTGTAAGTCAGCTGGCAAAGAACTTGGTGAACAGCATACTATTCAAGAACAGATTTCTAATGCTATTGGACGACCTATTGAACTAACGGCAAATACGGCTGGTTCTCGTATTGCCGGCAAACAGTTAATTCATGAATATCTTAGATGGAAATCTAAACATCTTGTTATAAGACAAAAGATTGAACAGTACAGCGAAGAAAAGGGAATGTGGCTTCTTCGCAATAGAGGAATGAAAGAATATAAAAGTTATATTGCTTCATTTGATGAACCTGAAGAAGAAAAAAATTTACCAAAACTTCAAATTTTCCGGTGCTGCCCAGTATTAGTTGAAGCCATTAAAGCATGTTCATATGATAAGAAGAAGGTTGAAGATATTGCCGGATTTGAAGGTGACGATCCTATTGATGGACTTCGTTACATGGTAGATGCCGCTGAAAATTACATGGAGACTGCCGAAAAGGAATTCCAGGTGATTCAAAAGCGTGAGACAATTATACAGCGGCTGCAAAACAGTAAAGATTGGACTGGATTTTATCGAGATATGAGGAGTCTTGAAGCACCTAAAAATAAGCCAGTTAGACTCTTTCATCGTAGAAGGTTGGTGCATTAATGCCTGCACAGTTGATGATTGGCGTTCCTACTGTTATTACACAGAATGTAGTTTATGCAATGCCGCCTAGAGCATGTGCTGTTCAAGCATCAGCAGCTCTTGAAATTTCATATGATGGGACTAATTTTGTAGCAATGGCTGTTTCAGCAACTAACTCATCTCCTACTGTAGCTGCTCCATTTGTTCGCTGTACATCAGCTAACGCAACAGTGACAGCAAAGCCTGTCTAGGAGAAATCATGCATTACCGCAATGGACGTATTGCTAAGAATGGTGATAAGATTGTTCAGTTATCTCATGATGGTAAAATAAAGCAATTTGGTGTATTGTATGATGCAGTAGAAGGTAATGATTATTGTAATGGTACAATTGCTTCAATTCAACATGTAGTAACTGGTGCTTGTATTGTAGACTGTTTGCATGTAGACGATTTGGCAGAGTTGCTTAAGGAGAAGGGACTCGATAAGAGAACTAATAATAAATAATTATGACTCTTCTTCATTATATTCATCATCTCTTTAATCCTCATTGTCAGGAATGCAGAGATGAACAGACAGAAAATAAAGTATGTCAATCGTGTGAAACTTTAAAAATGCAACTTAGTATTGCTAACATTGAGAAACAAAGGCTTCTTGATGCACTACTAGATAAACCAAAAGTTAATATCGAACCTGAAAAAGTATTAGATCATGAACTTTTAAAGCCCAAATTAAAATTATGGAATGTTCAGCGTCAACTTCTTGAAGCCGAGGACAGAAAGAAAGCTGAAATTCTTAGGAAGAAAACTGAAGATATTGCTAAGTTAGAAAAGGAATTAGGAGTATCAGATGCTGAAACCGTCGAACGGAGTAATGCAGAAAATGCTTCATCCGAGTCGAATGGCTCAGGTGAAAAAGAAGCCTCAGCCTAAACCAGTTAGGTTTGATGCTCCTACTAAGAGGACTATACCTACAAGAGTTATTAAGTAATGCCTGAATCTAAAGAACTTAAAGAGAAGATTGCAAAACTTCTCAAGACAGTTGCTGATCACTTTGATCAAGAAGATAGAGCTGTCAGAGAGCGGCAACTTAGAGATGCTCGACAACTTAAACTGTTATGGGAAGGATTTACTAGAATTTGGTATTCTGAAGTAGCTCATGATTGGAGAATTTGGGATGAAGATATTGTTAGTGGTGATAATGATGTTCAATTTTATGATAAGCCTATTAATTTATTTAGAGCTTATCTAGAAAGTATTATTGCGGCACTTAGTATTACAGTTCCAGGAATTAAATGCTTTCCTGATGATGCTGATAATACTCTCGATTTGATTACTGCTAAAGCAGGAGATAAAATTGCACTTCTAATTAAACGTCACAATAATGATGCACTTCTCTGGCTACATGCTCTTTATACCCTTTGTACTGAGCATATGGTAGCATGTTATTCATATCCAAGAGAAGATAAAAAATTCGGCACTTACTCAGTGCCACAAATGAAAGAAGTTGAAGAAGAGGTTTATGTTTGCCCCTTCTGCAATAAGCAACTTCCAGATGATGTATTCTCTGCTAATTTAATGGATGAGTATGGACCTACTGATGATGAAGCCTTAATTCATGATATTATAAGAGATGCTGGCACTATCTGTCCAGAGTGTGCTACATTACTTGATCCTAACCTTCAGAAATCTAAACTTATTGTAACTAGACAAGTTGGAACTACTACTCATCCAAAATCTAGAATTTGTCTTGAAGTATATGGGTCACTATTCGTAAAAATTCCAAACTATGCAATGAATCAAGAAGATATTCCATATTTAATGTTCTCATATGAAACTCACTATTCTAACGCACTTCATAGATATCCAGACCTAAGAAGTAAGTTAACGGCTGATAGTAAGATTGGTCATGCCAGCGGCGGTTTGCATGATCCATATGAGCAATGGGCACGTCTATCACCACAATATCGAGGAGAATATCCTCTTAATAATATTACAGTTAGAAATTGCTGGCTTAGACCATCAGCATTTGATATTCTTAATGAGGAAGATTCAAAGTTCTTAAAAGATAAATTTCCAGACGGAGCTAAAGTTGTATTGGTAAATGATATTTATGCTGACAGTGAGAACGAGTCTCTCGATGATCACTGGACTATTATGAAAGATCCTATGTCTGATTATTTACAAAAACGTCCTTTAGGATCACTCCTTGTTAATGTTCAAGAGATCACCAGTGATATCATTAGTCTGGCGCTTCAGACTATTGAGCATGGCATCTCTCAGACATTTGCTGATCCGACTGTATTGGATTTTGAGGCGTACAAAGAAACTGAGGTATTGCCGGGTGGTGTGTATCCAGCTACGGCTAAACCTGGCAAGACAGTTGCTGAAGGATTTTTCGAGACTAGAACAGCAACACTTAGTCAAGAAGTACTTCCATTCTTCCAGCAAATTCAATCGTTAGGACAAATGGCTTCTGGTGCTTTGCCGTCGTTGTTTGGGGGGCAGCTAGAAGGTAGTAAAACAGCTTCTGAGTATTCAATGAGTCGTGCTCAGGCACTTCAAAGACTTCAGAATACTTGGAAGATGATGACTTCTTGGTGGAAAGATATTTTTGGTAAAGTCATTCCAATGTATGTAAAAGAAATTAAAGAGATGCAACAGGATGAACGTTCTGTTGAACAAGATAAACAAGGTAATTTTATCAATGTATTTGTTAGAATTGCTGATCTAGAAGGTAAAATAGGTAAGGTAGAACTTGAAGCTAACGAAAATTTACCTTTAACATGGTCACAACGTAAAGATGTATATATGAAGTTACTTGAGGCACAGAATCCTAAGATTCTTGAAGCTTTATTTGCACCTGAGAATATTAAAAATCTTGCTGAGGCTATTGGTCTTGACGATTTCAATGTACCTGGAGAAGATGATAGAGAGAAGCAATATGAAGAAATTCGTATTCTTCTCGACTCTACTCCTATTGAACAGCCTCCATCTGAAGATCAGGCTCTTATGGCTATTTCTCAAGGTCAAGAGCCTCAAATGCTTGAGTTGCCATCAGTTGAAATTGATTATGATTTAGATAATCATCAGTTAGAGGCTGATATTTGTAGAACATTTCTAATTTCTCCTGCCGGAAGGCTTGCAAAGCAGGAGAATCCTGAAGGATACAAAAATGTGCTTCTGCATATGAAGTTTCATCTGGAAGCGGCTAAAGACCAGATGCTTAAAGAAGCACAAATGCAAGCAATGTCAGGAACACCAACAGATCCTAAATTGGCTGAGAAGCCAGATGGAAGTAGTCAACCTCTAACGGAGAATGAAAATGTCAGTACAGAGTCCTGATACAAATATCGGCTCTACCACTATTGAGGATAAATCTCTCAGTAAAGAAGATGTAATCGATTTTCTTGCTGAGGATACTCCGGAAGAAGTTGAAACTTTAGATATTGAAGATCCAAAGAAAGAACCGAAAAAGGATACTAAACTTGAAGATAAAAAAGAAGATAAAAAGGAAGATAAGAAAGAAGATAAAGAACCAGAAATTTCTCTTGAAGATGAATTAGAGCAAGAACTTGAAGAACCAGACGAGCAAGAGCTTGATTTGGTTGCACCTCCGTCAAGGAGAGAGATTCTTGCAAAGTATCCTAACCTATTCAAGGAATTTCCTCACTTACAAAAAGCATATTATAAGACTCATAGATACGAAGAGCTCCTTCCTACTCTGGAAGATGCTCAAACAGCAGTTAACAAGGCCAATCTTCTCGATAAGTATGAGAAGGAAGCCTTGGCTGGTTCGATCGAATCATTACTTACTAAGGCTACAAGTAACAACAAAGCGGCGCTCGCTAAGATTGTTGATAATTATCTACCAACCTTATTTAAGCTCGATCAAGGAGCATATTTTCATACGGTTGGTAACATTATTAAGTCTACAGTTCTATCTATGGTCAGAGATAGTAAAAGTCAAAACGATGAGGATCTTGGCAACGCTGCCGCTATCCTTAATAAGTATATATTTAATAGTACTGAACTCTCCCATCCTACTAAGCTTTCTCCTGAAGAAGTTCAGGAAAACGACGAATCTAAGAAGGAAGTTGAAGAACTCTCTAAACAAAAGAGAGCCTTCCTAGAACAGCAATTCACAACTGCAAGAGATAATCTTGAGGCTAAAGTAGATAACATCATTAAAGCTACTGTTGATAAGGTTATTGACCCTAATGATAATATGCCAGAATGGGTCAAGAAACAAGCTTCCACTCTAGTAATTAGAGATTTGGAACAAGCAATCCTTAAAGATACTCGATTCCGCGCAATTTATGATCGTATTTGGGAGAAAGCATTTGATAGTAATTTTAACGGAGAGTCTATGGACAGACTTAAAAAAGCCTATTTGTCCAAGGCAAAGACTCTTCTTCCATTCCTAATTAGAAAGCATCGAACAGAAGCTCTTAAAGGTCTTTCCAGAAAGAGCGAAGATAGTGATAAGAAAGATAAGAAAGGTCACTTACCTGTCGGCAAAAATCGGTCCTCCACAACCCTCACTAGTGGAAATGCTGACAAGAGTAATACAGCTAAAGCAATTCCAAAGGGCATGAGTACTTTGGATTACTTGAATTCTGATGACTAGTGAGGGAAATAGATGGCACTTGTTGAGGCCCAGGTAACTGCACTTGAGCTTGAACGAGTCATCCCAAAGATTCGTACAGTATTTGAAAGGGATGACAAGTTTTTTGCTAATATTAAGAAGCGTGATGTAGAAAAGGTATCATATCGCCAGATGCGAGTTCCTCTTGAACTTCGTCCTGGTGGTTCATTTCAGTATTTTGATCCTAATGGTGGAGACCTTGGTCGTGGTGGTGGTCCCACTTTTGATAAGGCTACTCTTACTCCTGTATTTGTTAGTGAGAATATTGAATATACCAAGCTGGCTCAGTGGTCAACTGATGATGATAGGAAAGCAATTGTCAATGGCGTAAGGAGACTTACTGCCACTGCTCTTGATGAACTTCGTCGTCAGCTA